ACTATCATTCAGCACCGTGACGATCATTCCAATGTTCCCGGCTGCAGGTGTCCTGACTGCGTCACACATGCTACAGGCGCGCCCAATGCTTGCACATGCGAAGTGTGTTCCCGCCAGCCTGGCTCTGCCGAACAACAACGTCGTGAGTTCAATCTCCGTGATGCCAAGCGCCAGCGTGGACCTGCTGTCGAGCGATCCCTGTTCGAGAAGTTTTACACTGATGTCCCTCTGTATGTACGCAAGGCCCTCGGTGATCAATATGCCTCTGATCTGGTTGATTGTGAGCAAGATACCAACTGGGTCGATCTTCGTGACACCGGCGTGTTCTTTGACGCCATGATTCTGTTTGACAAAATTGACCCGCTGATGTCCGATGACCAACGCTCATACTACGGCCGCGCTTTCACGCAATTTTACAACGCCGCAAGTACTGAAGTCCAGATCAAGCTTATGACTCCGGGCTATGTCACGATGTCCAAGCTTCGCGACATAGCGCGTGTATATGACCCCCTTACTTTCTTCGACATTACGTCTCGTCTGAAGAAGTACGCGCGCTACGCCCTGGGTGCCACCACCGGATTCGTCCGCTGGATTGGTGCTAACTTCCCGACCGTCCACGACCTCTGTGAATTCTTCATCGCCGTCACATTGGGGTGCACTTCCGTGTTCTACCTCGGCATTCTGGTGATGTTTGCCAAGCAGATCTTCTTCCCCGGAGCCACTGAGATCCAGCCCAAGTCCGGTGAAATCCGCCAGACCAAAGACAAGTCCAAGCCCCAGTTCGTTCGGAAAAAACCTGGTGAAGCCATCAAGCCCAAGATGGACCAAGGTTGTTTCGATATGGCCAATAGCGACTTCTACGGGTCCCTGTATGGCGTCTTCCTCAATGAGGACGACCAACGCCCGATGTCCAATTGCCTTTTCCTCTCTGGCAATGTCGCTATCGCCAACCTCCACCTGTACTATGCCCTCAAGCATGTCTTTTCCGAGGAGGAGATCGAACACCCTGACAGTTACATCTATCTCCGACAACCATCTGTGGTCACCACCAAGCCCCATACGTGGCATGTTCACATTAAGGATATTCTCAACAATTGTGACATCACCACGTTCGAGGACCGCGACCTTTTCACCTTCCAGGTCACGGCCAAGGGCTGGCAGGCCCGCCAGGACATCACGAACCATTTCCTGTCCGAATCAGAATTCAAGCAGGTTTACAACGTGCACGTGTTCAGTATCGTGTACGATTGGACCCGTAATCAACGACAGGACGTGATCATGCCCGGCAAGACCGGAGTGACCGGAACCGGCTACTTCGACATGGACCAAACTCGCACCGTCCCCCGCAAGAACCTCATTTCTCGTGAGCGTTATGTGGAGGACGGGGAGTGCGGCACCCCATGGTACATCGACAAAGGTGGTACCCATGGCAAGATTATTGGAATCACCATGGGTGGCACCGACACCACAGGCTACGCCTCGACCTTCCTTCGTGAGGACTGCATCCTTGCACTTAAGCGCTACATCATCAAGTGCACCGGTGTGAATGTCCAAGCGTTCACCGCTCCCCCGAAGGTACCGAGCCCTGGGTTCAATCCCATAGCCAAAGTTCCACCTCCGTCGATTGCCACCAAGACCCAGATCATCCCTTCCCCTCTCCAAGAACATATGAAGGAGGTGTTCCCGATCAAGACCAAGCCCGCCAAACTCAGACCGTTCAACCTCGGTGGGTTTCATTTCGATCCGTGGTCTATTGCCGTCAGCGAGTACGACCAGTCTCCCCTCCCAGACCATCGCTTCCGATACGTCGAGAAAGCCGCGCCCTTCCTCTTGTCCCACCTTGAGAAGGTGAGCGTGGTCCCTTACCCCGCGAAGGTCTATACAACCGAAGAGGCGATCTTCGGCAGTCCCCTTGAACCTGATTGGGACGGAATCACTCGCCAATCAAGCCCCGGCTACGATTATTGCTTGCATACCGATGGAAAACCAGGCAAGACAAAGTGGCTGGGGGTCGACGGGAAGCCCGATCCCGCCGATCCCAACTATGCCCAGCTTCTTAGAGATGTCCAAGAGATTGAAGATAGCTTCGCTAGCGGTGTCATGCCGCCCCAGCGCTTTGTCGCCTTCCTCGACTTCCTCAAAGACGAACGTCTCAAGTTCGAGAAGGTAGACAGAGGCCAAACTCGTTACATCTCTGGCGCCAACCTTCCCATGCTCATTGTGATGCGGAAGTATTTTGGTGCCTTCAACGTCTGGTCCAAGAAGAACCGAATCCTCAACAGCAACACCATCGGAGTGAATCCCCATTCTGACGAGTGGGGTATGCTCCGTGACCACTTCGGCCCCACCCCAATGGTGGCAGACTCAGACGTAAAGAAGATGGACCGTTCCAACAGAGCTCAAATGATCCGAATCATCATGGAGAAGATTATCATCACCTGGTACAAGAACGGTGGTCAGGTTGACGCTCGCGCTCTTGCGATCATGCAAGGGATAGTCGAGTGGCTCATCAATTCCTACCACGTTCTCGGTGACATGCTCTACCAGTGGGCCGGATGTAACTCGTCTGGCAACTTCCTCACCGCATATATCAACGGATTCGCCATCATCCTTGGTGCCCGCACAGCTCTCAGCCTTGCAGGGTACTATGGTGGTGACCACGATGACAAGATCCTCCCAGACAGTCTCTCTGAAATCGACGCTCTCCACAGATCTCCCCACATGTTCACTCCCGATTGGACAGAGCCCGACCGCGATCTCCGAGTGGTTGTTCACGGCGACGACAATATTATTGGCTACTCAGGCCATCCCGCTATGTTCACCCCCCGTTATTTCGCAATGTTCATGTCCTATCTCGGTTACACTCTCACATCTTCTGACAAGAAAGAGTTGACCGATGAGTGGAAGACGCTCGACCAGTGCACGTTCCTCAAGCGCAAGTTCGAGCGCCATGCCATGACCGGAAAGTGGGTCGCCCCCCTGAGCCTCGATACGATTCTCGAAAGTCCCCAGTGGACTTCAAAGCAAATTGGCTCAGACAAGATCGCGGAGAAGACCTTTGACGACTGCATGATCGAACTCGCATTCCACCACCCAAAAGAGTGGTCGGAGTGGGCGCCGAAGCTACAGAAGGCCTACCTGGCCGCGTACGGACATTCGTACCCCTACAGCCAGGAGGACAACCTACGGCGCGCTCACTCCATCACCTACAGCCTCTAGAGGCCTACGGGCTGGGGTCGCTCCCCCTAGCCTATCACTATAGCCCTCGCACTTATCCGGAGCCCACTGTGCGTTGGTTAGGAGTCCAGTGGGGTATTCACCCTTACGATCCAGGCGCTGGCCCTCAGGCAGGGAAAAGCCAGGAAGCTCCAACCTGTGGTGCGCTTTGCCAGGCGTGCTATAGACAGGAAACGGTGGCAACCGAACTTGCAGTCAATGAAACCAAGGTAGCTGCACCGACGGAGGACCAGTCGGTAGTAGCGATGACCTCAGACCGAACGTCCGTGGTGGCCCAGATGCCCAATCTGGAGCTGCCGAAAACAAGCGTGGCACCGTCGACAGTCCTGCCCAATCAGGACATCATCGACGTTCTGTCACGGTGGCAAATCGTCGATTCTGGCACGGTTACGACCGCTACGTCAGGCCAAATCGACGCGTTTACCATCCCGGATCAGTTCTTCTCGCTCAACCAGATCTCTCGGAAGCTTGAAGGGTACCAGGGCATTCGCGGCACTTTCCGTGTGAAGATCCTAGTCAACGGAAACCCGTCTCAGCAAGGTATTCTCATGATGCGTTACATCCCCCTCGCTCTCGTGGGAGGAATGTTAACCAACCTTCGTAATGCCAATCTCATCACCAAGACCCAAGTCCCAACGGTGCGTCTGTTCATCAACGACACATCTGAAATGGAGATGGAGATTCCCTTCATATCCCCGAATCTGTTCCATGACCTCATGAGTGGGACTGGCGACTGGGGCGTCGTTTACTTCGATGTCGAGTCGCCCCTCAAGGTCGGTGCCGCTGGGTCCAATTCCTGTTCCTACACTGTCATGATGTGTATGGACCCAAGCACCGTAGAACTGTTCAACCCGACCTACAATGTCGCCCCATTCCCGGTCTCCTCCTACCGTGCGTCGGAAGTCATCCGTCCCAAGATGAAGATGATGACGCGGAAGAAGAAGGCCCAGACCGAGGCCCAAGCGGCGGCCAGTGCTCCCCTGTCGACTGCCCTGAGTGTCCTTAGCTCAGGAGCTAAGTCGGTAGGGTCTTTGATCCCGAGCTTGTCGATTGCTACGACCCCGATCTCTTGGATGGCTGCCGTCGCTTCGAAGTCCCTAGCTGCTTTTGGCTATTCGAAGCCCTTCGACGACAAGGCGACACAGACCACTCTGTCCGTCTACAATCCGTACATGCCCAACAGTGACGGAATCCAGACGTGTTCGAATGGAGGAGTTCTCCGCGGCAACCAAGTCGCGTGCCTCCCTGGATTCGCTGGAAGTTCGGAGGATGAGATGTCCCTGTCCTACCTCTTGAGCCGGGAGACCTACCATACCCAGTTTAATTGGGACGAAACCACTGCCCAAGGTGTGGCATTGCTCACGATACCACTTCGCCCCAACTACTTCCAGACCGTCATTCTCGGCCCCCCCGTGAGCACCCTCGCAGGACCACTAGGGTACCTGAGCAATTTCTTCTACTACTACCACGGCTCTATTCGGCTGACTCTGCGTTTCGCTAAAACCGAGCGGCACCAGGGTCGCATAGCCGTGGTGTTTTACCCGGGCAATCTGACAGCAGACCCCGGGTACAGTCACATTGCTTATGCACCCCAGGAGGTGATTGACATTTCCACTGGTTCAGAGTGGACATTCACCTTCCCCTACACATCCCAGCAGTACTACACCAAGATGTCTGATCAATATGGACTGATGGTTGTGTATGTGGTCAACGAGCTGACTGGCGACTCAACTGTCGCGAATAACGTGGATTGTCTGATCTACGTGTCCGCAGACCCTGAATTTGAGTATGCCTTTCCTCGCGTGAACAACGGCGCCATCGTCTCTCCCGGAGTCGATGCGCCTGCCCCCCCGGTGGCCAACCGGGAACCCGCCCCGCGCGGAGGTGGTGACGAGATCATTCGTTGCAAGTCCGCGAAATTCCAGCGCAAGCACGTCCACGTGACCGTTGGTAACACCCAAGCGACTCCTCAAGGTACTGAGTACGCGGATGTTTGTATCGGTGAGAGGGTTCTTAGCCTGAAGCAGTTACTTCTTGTTCCTTTTGAAGTGACCTTCCTAGAAACCTCTCTTGACCCGTACTACGAAATGCGAGCCTTTACCATCGGCGTAACAACCGACAATACGGCCGCAGGCACCGCAGAATGGGCCGGCGATCGCTGGTCCCAGTTTGCACCCCTCTATGCCTTCAGCAGGGGGGGAATGGTGCTTCACTTCATCTGTGACAAGGATGGATCTGAATTCCAAACATGGGTACAACCGAACTTCAATCTGGACACGGCGTCCTTCCGTGCCCGATTGACAGCACCAGGCTCATCGACTTCCGCGCGGAAGGCGTTCGCCACCAATAAATACCTCTCCCTGTATGTTCCACAATACTCACAGAATCAGTGTCGACTGAACCGTGTCTCGACCTGGAGGGGAGGAGTTGGTGTGCCCGAGCCCGTGGACCAATACTCCGCGCAAACACTGACGTACCTAGAGTGCCGTACCGGAGCCTTCACAGGCTTTCCCCACATCTACCGGGCGGCAGCCGATGATACCCAACTCGGCTTCTTTCTGGGAGTGCCCCCGTACAACCTGGGCTCCCAATCGACTCTAGACACGCCAGTACCAGCCCCCTTGGCACCCGTAAGCGCAACGTTTGCGGCTGGGGAGGAAGCACTACCGCCGAACCCGCCCTGCGCGGCCCTTGACAGCCCGAGTCTTGGACCAAGCCCGCAGGGATGGGGACGGAAGACACCGGCAACTTCCCAGGATAGAAAAACGACTGGCC